CAGGTTTTGCTCATCGCTCATAATCTTCACTCCCTCTGGGGCAGGGCACCGCGCCCCGTCCTGTTTTGGTATATGGGCCGTGTGTCACACGGCGTCAAGAGGAAACCTCAAAAAAACTACATAAAGATATGGAAACAAAGTTAAGTCACTGATTTCGCAGGGTTGTTAGGAAACTGTAGGTTATGTTAAAAAACTGGCGGGCAGTTCTTACATTTGCTGGCAGGGGGAAAACGCAATAAAAACAGCGGGGTAGTAGTATAGTAATTAGTTTAGTAGAATAGTAGGATTGTAAACCCGAAAATACGCCGGACTTTTTTTGTCGCACCTCGCAACGTGCCACACATCAGCGAGGCGGCCCGTCCGGAACCGGAAAATCTCAAATCCCGCTCATACCACCTTTACAACCCTACTCTTCTTACATTATTGAAATCATTAGACTTTATTTTTACGCAACATCTTACATAACCCCTATTTTCTTACACATCTTTTTTCTGTTGCCAGCAAAACCATAGCGTGCTAGTTGCGGTTCGCAACCACGGCGACCAAAAAACCGCCAGCCCCCAACCATGATAGTTCCCGATTGGCTTAGGCCATCGCGATGGCGCTTGCCTTGCGCTTGCTGGGGCCATGCGCTGGAAAGCCGATAATGGCCTTGCGATTAGCGAGGGCGCACAAACCGCACGTTGCGCACGTCACGTTGTCAGATATCGTGGCGGGGCAGATAGCAACCTTGCGGCCTTCCGGCGTGACTGTGGCACGTGTTGCATCAGCGGGCAGCACAACAACAACCGGCCCCGTGCCGCTGGCGGCTAGTTCGTCGGCATGCGCCAGATTGTTGGCCGATAGGTTGACAGTGAAACCCATAGCGTTTGCCGCTGCAATCGCGCCATCGTTGCCGCCAGCGAGCGGCTTATGGGTATAGGTAAAGCCGCGCTTGCCGCGATTGGCCTTTACCAGTGCAGCGAGCGCCGCAACGTCGATAGCGTCACCAATGCCAGGCAAGTCTCCCGCCTGATTGTGCCGCCATAGCGTACCCTTAGGAAGCTTGGCAATTTCGCCCAGCGCGGCACCCCATGCCAGCCCTGCCTTGCGTTCCGTTACCTTGCGCCAAAGGATAGCGAGGGGGCCAGCTTCCGCATAACAGCCGTTACCTTTGAGCGGGCATGCATGCGGGCAGCTTTCTTCGCTGGTGGTGGTGACAGGGATTGGCCCCGTTTTAGCGTTGCGGCTGGTGCGTGTGAATTGGATATAATGGGTTGTCATGGTTTGTTGCTCCCGTGTTGTGCTGTTACTTGCTCAATTGCTTGATAGCTTGCGCGGCCAAACCGTAATCGTCTGGCATACCGGACAAACCTAGCGTTTCCATTGCTTCTGCCACAGCCATGGCGCACCGTTCCGCATGGGAAAACGAACGAATATCACGGTAGTTATTGCCGCCAGCGAAGGGCGTACTTGGCAAGTGAAGCTTGGCAACACGTACCAGCACAGTGACGGTGTGCAGCGATTTGGCGAGGGGCTTTGACATGGTGATTACCTTTCAGAAATTCCAAGGGGTTGCATTGTACTTAGCGGCAATGGCGCGCGCCTCGCGTTTACCGGCAACGGGAATTCGCGTAACAAGCCAAGTACGATCACCGTTAAAGGTTTGTGCGATGCAAACGGTAGGTTGCTTGCCTGTGGTGTAGTGCGCTTCCGTCATGGTGATTACTCCCGTTAGGTTTTTGTATCGGCGGGTTTCAGGTCAAGCCATGTTGCCGTAGCGGTTTGGCTTAGTGTTCTGCCTTTCGATATAAAAAGCCTAGGCGAATGTGGCACACGTGGCAATAAGAAAATGAAAGAAACCCGAAAATAATTCAGGGGGGCAATCCCGCGAGGCGCAAGCCGTACGGTATCAATATTATGTTTAATGGGGGCGGGGGGTTGAAATCGGGCAATCCGGCGACCGTACCGGAGGGCCCCCCCCCCCGACACAGACAAAGCCGATCGCCACGCCATACATAATAATATGCACAGTCATGACATCATTTTTTAAATCCGACCCCCCACCCCCCTTCGTTTTCCCAGCCAACGACCCCCCACCCCCTCTAATAGGAAGACCCCCCGGTAGGAGTCCCAACCTCCTTGACGCCCCCCTAGGTATATTTTATTCATACCCTGCGCCTCGCCCCCCGTGCTCTCCCCGTGGTGTGCTGCGGATAACCGGAATAAACGTCGCTTGCTCCAGCGACGGGCGCTCCCCTTGCTTCTTGGTGGCATTTCGTTATAGCCGCCGCTCCCTCCCCTAACGGGGTAACCCGGATAATCAGCAGCCTCGCCCGCTGCTGGGGGGCCGGACCCACTTTACATGCACCCCCATGCGCCACTATAGGCAAAGTCTGCTCCCTCAAACCGGACGCTGCGCATGCCTATTGCCAAGATCGAACCCACGGATAAGCATCCTGTCCCATATTCGCTGGATGCTGACGAACCCGAGGACTATCTGACGCAGATATTGATTGCGGCGAATACAGCCGACGTACTCGAAGAGCTCGGTGCTCCTCTCGAAGTTGACGACGCCACGTTCCATAAAGAGAAGGCGCTGATTGATGCGGCGCTGAAGGGGAAGAACCCAGACGCCTTGCGGCAGTATCCGGCAGCGGTAGCTGCCTCTGCCTTCGTTAAGCGGTACGGAAGCAGCATCGCGCACGAAGTGTCTGAGGTGCGCACGGCTTTGACCAACAAGCTGCTTGAGATTGCCGACTGCGGAGACACCAAGCACGAACTGCGTGCGATTGAACTGCTAGGTAAGCACGTCGATATCGGCCTGTTCACCGAGCGCAGCGAGATCAATGTCAACTACAAGGACCCCGAGAGCCTAGAGAAGGCAATCAAGGAGCGCGTCAAACGACTGCTGAACGCGGACATTATAGACGTGACGCCCGTTGGGCTCGACCTCGACGAGGAGCTAGGCATCTTTAGCGGTGCAGACGACGCGGAGAGCGCACCAGAGGGTGACGAGCCCGATGCTTGACGACATCTCCCTCATAGACATCCCCAAGATACTGCACAAGTTAGCGCCGCGCGAGCAGGAGCTCTTGCTGGCTGAGCTCGACAAGTTGGCCGAGATGAAGCAGCGCAAGCTGTCTCAGACCAAGTTCCTCGCCTTCGTCAAGGAGGTGTGGCCCGCGTTCATTGCTGGGAGGCACCATGCAAAAATGGCGGATGCGTTTGAGCGCGTGGCTAACGGCGAGTGCAAAAGGCTTATTATTAATATGCCTCCTCGCCACACTAAGTCTGAGTTTGCCTCTTATCTATTGCCTGCTTGGTTTCTGGGGAAATACCCGCACAAGAAAATCATCCAGTGCTCTCACACAGCTGAGCTCGCTGTCGGCTTCGGTCGTAAAGTCCGTAACTTGGTCGATACGGATGCCTACAAGGCAATTTTCCCTGATCTTGCGCTGGCATCCGACTCCAAAGCAGCAGGACGGTGGAACACCAATAAGCAGGGCGACTATTTCGCTATCGGTATTGGTGGTGCCGTTACCGGTAAAGGGGCCGACGTCCTCATCATCGACGATCCGCACAGTGAGCAAGAAGCTGCTCTGGCGGAAATAAACCCCGATATCTACGACAAGACCTACGAGTGGTACACATCTGGCCCCCGTCAGCGTCTGCAACCGGGTGGGTCCATCGTCATCGTCATGACACGCTGGTCTAAAAGGGACCTGACGGGACAGATTCTCAAGGATGCGTCGGCCAACGACAGCATTGGCGAATGGGAAGTCATTGAATTTCCTGCCATTTTGCCCAGCAACAACCCGCTGTGGCCTGAGTTCTGGGAGTTGGACGAGCTTCTAAAAGTAAAACGAGACGTCCCTAATAGTAAATGGCAAGCACAGTACCAGCAGAACCCAATATCTGAGTCTGCTGCTATAGTAAAAAGAGAATGGTGGCAGGAGTGGGCGAGCGACGTGCCGCCGTCGTGCGACTTTATCCTCCAAAGCTGGGATACGGCCTTCGAGAAGACCTCACGGTCCGACTATTCGGCGTGCACGACGTGGGGTGTGTTCTACCAAGCAGACGACGCGGGCATATCTCAGGCTAATATTATCCTGCTCAACGCCTTCCGCGACCGCATGGAGTTCCCCGAGCTTAAGAGGGCAGCCGTTGACGAGTATAAAGAGTGGCAGCCAGACAGCGTCATCATTGAAAAGAAGGCGTCAGGTGCGCCGCTCATCTACGAGATGCGCGCTATGGGCATCCCAGTACAGGAGTTCACCCCAACGCGTGGCAATGACAAGATCAGCCGGTTGAACGCCGTCGCTGACATATTCGCCTCCGGAAGAGTATGGGCACCACCCACCCGCTGGGCGGAAGAAGTCATTGATGAAGTGGCTGAGTTTCCTGCGGGTTCTCATGATGACTACGTCGATACCGTCTCTATGGCGATGCACCGGTTCCGCAGGGGTGGTTACGTGACAACTAACCTCGACGAACCCGACGATATCATATACTTTAAGAGCCGTAAGCAACAGGGATATTACTGATGGCCGTCGATAAAGCTCTCAATCAAGCGCCGCTGGGTCTTGATGCGTCGTTTTCCGGAGGTGTAATGCCGGGAGTGAACACAGAACCCGACATTGAGATCGAGATCGAGGACCCTGAGTCCGTTACCATCGGCATGGATGGGCTGGAGATCGAGATTGAGCCCGGCGATGACGACGAGGACCAAGAATTTAATGAAAACCTTGCGGAAATCCTCGGTGAAGGCGAGCTAACCGAGCTTGTAGGCGACCTGATCGGGGACTATGACGACGATATCGCCAGTCGCCGTGACTGGATACAGACTTACGTCGATGGTCTTGAGCTTCTGGGGATGAAGGTCGAGGACCGCACCGAGCCGTGGCCCGGTGCCTGCGGTGTGTACCACCCGCTCCTCGCTGAATCGGTCGTTAAGTTCCAAGCTGAGACCATGATGGAGACGTTCCCGGCCCAAGGGCCGGTGCGGACGCAGATTATTGGCAAAGAAACACCGCAAAAGCGCGATGCAGCGCGGCGCGTCCAAGACGATATGAACTACCAGCTGACCGACCGCATGGTTGAGTACCGCCCGGAGCACGAGCGGATGCTGTGGGGCTTGGGTCTTGCTGGTAACGCGTTCAAGAAGGTGTATTACGACCCGTCGATAGGGCGGCAGGTGTCGATGTACGTGCCCGCAGACGACGTTGTGGTGCCCTATGGCGCGTCTAACCTCGAATCTGCTGAGCGTGTCACCCATGTGATGCGCAAGACGCCCAATGAGCTTAAAAAGCTCCAGCGTGATGGCTTCTACCGCGACGTGGAGCTTGGCGAGCCTGACAATACGCTCGATGAGGTCGAGAAGAAGATTGCGGAGCGCCTTGGCTTCCGTGCTACGACCGATGACCGGTATAAGCTGTTGGAAATGCAGGTCGATCTCATCATCGAGGACGACAAGTTTAGGGACAAGGACGATGAGGGTATCGCTCTTCCTTACATTGTTACGATTGAGAAGGGATCAAGCGAAATCCTCGCCATCCGGCGCAACTGGCAGCCCGACGACAAGCTCAAAACCAAGCGCAATCACTTCGTACACTACTCCTACGTACCCGGCTTTGGCTTCTACGCCTTCGGCCTCATCCACCTCATCGGTGCTTTTGCCAAGTCAGGCACCAGCCTCATCCGTCAGCTTGTCGATGCAGGCACACTGAGCAACCTGCCCGGTGGCTTCAAGACTAAGGGGCTGCGGGTCAAAGGTGATGACACGCCCATCAGCCCTGCTGAGTGGCGAGACGTGGACGTGGCGTCAGGCACGATGCGCGACAACATTATGCCGCTGCCGTATAAAGAGCCGTCACAGGTCCTCTACAGCCTGCTGGGTACCATCGTAGAGGAAGGCCGTCGCTTCGCTGGTATGGCGGACCTTCAGGTCTCTGACATGTCGGCAAACGCCCCTGTGGGGACGACACTGGCTATCCTTGAGCGCAGCCTCAAGATGATGTCGGCGGTGCAGGCGCGCATCCACTACTCGATGAAGCAGGAGTTCAAGCTCCTGAAGAACATCATCGCTGACTATACGCCAGAGACGTACAGCTACGAGCCGGAAGAAGGCAGCCGCAAGGCCAAGAAGTCCGACTACAAGAACGTCGATGTACTGCCGGTAAGCGACCCTAACGCTGCCACCATGGCGCAGAAGATCGTCCAGTATCAGGCAGTTATCCAGTTGGCGCAGGGTGCGCCGCAAATCTACGACATGCCCTATCTGCACCGGCAGATGCTTGAGGTGTTGGGCATCAAGAACGCAAACAAGCTTGTGCCGTTGACGGATGACGACGACCGTAAGCCGCGTGATCCGGTCAGCGAGAACATGGACGTCCTGAATATGAAGCCGGTCAAGGCGTTCATCTACCAAGACCACGAGGCGCATATCACCGTCCATATGACCGCGATGCAGGACCCTAAAATCCAACAGGTGGTGGGTCAGAACCCGCAGGCGCAGCAGATGATGGCTGCCATGGCAGCGCATATCCAAGAGCACGTGGCGTTTGAGTATCGCCGTCAGATCGAGCTTCAGGCAGGCGTCCCGCTGCCGCCACCGAACTCGGATATGTCGGAAGACGTTGAGCTTCAGGTTTCGCGTCTGGCAGCCGCTGCCGCCACCCAGCTTCTCCAGAAGAACCAAGGCGAAGCTCAGCAACAGCAGAACCAGCAGATGGCTCAAGACCCCATCGTGCAGATGCAGATGCAGGAGTTGCAGATCAAGCAGGGCGAGCTTCAGTTGAAGCAGCAGAAGCTCCAGATCGAAGCCGCTGAGAAGACGGATCGTATGGACGTCGAGCGCGAGCGCATCGCCGCGCAGAAAGAAATCGCTGGTCTCCAAGTTGGGGCCAAGATTGCAACGGATAAAGCTAATTTGTCCGCCAAGGAGCAAGAAGCTGGGCTTCGCATCGGCGTGCAAGTCGCTCGTGAGTCCATGCAGATGGCACAAACCGCAGAGAAACCCCCTGTTTCCAATGCACCGCCTAAGGAAAATGAATGAGTACAGTCTTACTACACCTAGCTCACAGGATAGACGAAGCGTGCAAGGACAT